GGGTACGACTGGGAAGACTTGTTTGTCGAGGCTATTGAAGACCTTGCTGACGAAGAGCCTGACGCTGAAATTGATTATCTCTAAACCACAACGATATGGAAAGCATTTACATCTACCTAACGCCTTATGACAGGAACCATGACGACATGGGTTTCTACATCTATCCCTTTGCTTATCGCACTTATGGCGACTACCTCGATGTTTTGCAAGAGGACCACTTGGAGCCTGCCCTTGAGCAAGGTGTAGAAGAGTGGGAGTTTGCCGATAGTGACGGCATCAATAGCTACTGCACAGACGCAGTAGGAATCAATAAAGACAACTGGGAACTGCTTAAAGAGTTGTTTGCTTTTGCAGATGACATTGGACTTAGCCCTATGCAAATCATTGAAGTGTCAGACCACTTTGGTTCGGCTACTGGGGCCAGCTATTTGGAAGAGGCATTTATGGGCAAGTACGACAGCATGCTTGATTATGCGTATAGCATTATTGATGACCAAGGCGGCCCTGTCGAGGAGCAGGCGGAAAACTATTTTAACTTTGACGCTTTCGGAAACGAACTAAAAGTTGACTTTTTGTACAGCTACTACCTTGACGATTGGGAAGACCGATTTGACAGCGAGGAGGAGGCAGAGCAGGCTTACGAGGAGAAGTACGACGAACGAGACAAAGATGTGGCAGAGTGGTTTATCTACGATGTTGTGGGCGATTTGCAATCAGCAGTAGGCGACAACATGACTGACTACTTTGATTACAAAAAGTTTGCCCGTGACCTTGAGTACGAGTACACAGAAATTGAAGGCTGCATCTGGTGGTCACATTAAACAAAAGACATGAGCATTTACACCCTTATTGATTCAATTACGAGTACGCCAGACGGTAGCACGCATCCTAAAATTACATTGCCGCGAAGGGGTGTAATTCAGAACAACATGACGTCTACTTTGACGTTTACCTGTGATGCGCCAGCCGCTTTCGTTACTTTGAATACAGGCACGTCAAATGGTAATTTGATGGATAGCCTGTCACGCACAGAGTTGCGGCAACGCTACACAAGTACAGCGAGCGCAGCAGACGCAGCGTTGTTGGTCGGTGGTGCAGACTCTTTGTACAATATGAATTTTGCTATTGCCGCTGTAGGCTACTTAGCTAAAGACCAAGTGTTGGCAAACGCAGGCACTGTTACAGGCACATTGGACGCGGCTGTTGTCAAGACAGCTACGTTTACCGTCACTGACAGCAGCGATGCCGCACGAACACCACAAGACAACGGGGGGGACGCAAAGACGTTGACATACACTGTTGCGGATGTAAGCGGTACTATGACTTTGACTTCTATTAAAATCAATAACCTATTGCGCGATTACAGCGCAGGAGACAAATTGCTTTTTGCCGTTGAAGGGCAGGGAGGGGCGGTTACAGTTTCCGTCGTTATTGATGCAGCCGACTTGACATCACACAATGAGTTGACTACTCTTTACGTCAACACGGGCGGCACAAACACAGCCAAATACCAACAAAGCACTTTGGCCTCTGTTAGCCTGACGGCTACAGAAACACACACCTACAACTTTTCACTTACGTCAGTTATTACTGCTGAACTGCTTGTGAAACTGTTGTCAGGAGAGACAAGCAATTTTGAGATTAGCACCTTTAAGAGTGCAAACAGTTCCAGTGAAAAAACATTTATCGTTCTTAATTAATACACATGTTCAAAAAACAAAAGTTTGAAGAGGCTGCACCAGCAGCCGCACCCGACCAGCACGCAGCGTTGGTTGAGGCACTGACCGCTATGGGTCTTAGTGCAGAGCAAGCCGAAGCCGTACATACTATGGCAATGGATTTGATTGAAGCCGCCCCAGCCGAAGCAGCACCCTCGGAGGAGGTAGTCGAAGTCGAGGCTTCACGTCAACGGAAGCGCATGAGCCGTGGCCGTAGGTCAGGACGCGCACGCATGAGCCATAAGCGCAAGCACCGTTACAGCCGCGAAGACCGCGTGCGTTCACGTCGGTCACGTCGTTCTGAGATGAGCGAAGAGCGCGGCACACGCAGCGAACGCCCAGCACGTCCAACCCGTGGTCAGCGTCCTACGCGCAGCCGTCGAGGATTGTCTGCCGAGCGTAACACTATTGCCCGTCAGCGTCGTCAGATTGCAGAGATGCGCAAAGAGTTGGCAGCCGTCAACAACGCGCCTGCTGCACGGAAGTTGTCAAACAACCCACTAAAAGAAAAGGCCAACAACGCCCTGCCTGTAGCACCGTTCAACGGTTCTCCAAAAGAGCGTGCATTTGAAATGATGAAAAACATGTTTACAAAATGAGTAAGTATCGTTCACTGAATCGCACGGCACAGCGTCGAGCATTCAACAACAACCCAGTGATTACCGACAACACCTACGCAGGTGAGTTGGCAACACCATTTTTGACCCCAGCGGTCAAAGCCGCTGACACCCTTGCCAAAGGCTATGTGCGTCAGATTGACGGCATTCGTAACAAGGCAGTCCTTTCTGTGACTTCTATTGCTGACGACGTTATCCAAGCAGGCGGAGCAAGCGCGTGTGGTTTTGACGATGGCAACAGCGTGACTTTGACTGAAAGTGTTTTGACTTTGAGCGATTTGAAAGTCAACGAAAAGTTGTGTCGTGCGCAAATCCTTCCCACATTCATGGGTCAGGTCGGAGCGCGTAACGCACAAGATTGGGCCTCTCCTGAGTTCCGCAACTTTGTAATTGCTACTGTTGCAGGTAAGACTGCTGCCAGTGTCGAGAACTTGGTGTGGGTAGGAGGTGCTGTTGGTGGTGCTGGATTCCTTTCTAACGATGGAGCATTCGACCGTGAAGGTTTGGCTGCTGGTGCTTTGGCTGTTGGAGCCTCTGGCACTGTCGGACAGGCGATTGCATCAATTACCTCTTTGAATGTAATTCAAGAAATGGGTAAGGTCTACGACAAGGCTGCAAATGACCGTTCTGCTTTGCTTTCTAAGCCTGACTTTGCTTTGTACGTCAACCCCAAAACTGCTGCTTTGTACCGTCAGGCACTTGCTACAGCAGGAGGGTCTGCACTGTCTGCCCTTGGCGATTCGGTGGGTCAGGGTATCAATGGTCAGTCTACTAACCAAGCGATTGACAACCTCAACTACTTGGGAGTTCCAATTTTGACTTGCCCAGGTATGCCTGCTGACTGCATTGTCGCAGCACAACGGGAAAACCTTGTGGTTGGTTCTAACTTGAACACAGACTACACCAGCACACAGTACATTCCTTTCTACCAGTACGACGGCTCAGACAACGTGGGTGTAACCATGCGGTTTGGACTCGGCATGCAGGTAGGCGTAGCGCAAGACGTAATTGTCGGCACTACTGCGGCTATCCTTCCAGAGTAATTAACCTTAAAACTGAACACCATGTCTTGTAATATTTCAAGCGGGAGAAGCGTCAGTTGTAAGGACGCTACGGGCGGCATCAAGGGTATTTACATTCACAACTACTCGGACACTTCTGCATTTGCAGGTTACGCGGCCACGGCTGCCAACGTCATTACTGACCTTGGTGCAATAGGCGGTGGGGCTAACACCTACGAAGTATATAAGTTTGCGGTAAGGCGTGAAATGGCTTCACTAACAGTAGACACACAGTCGGATGTAACGACGGGTACTACGTTTTTTGAGCAGGTGTTTACTTGTACTTTCACCAAACTAACTCAAGTTGACGCAGACAATTTGTCTGAGTTGGCAGCAGGGAGGCCACAAATTATTGTGGAGGACAACCAAGGCAACCTAATCATGTTGGGTCACACCAACGGGATGGACGTTACTGCGGGAACCTTTGAGACAGGTAAGGCATTTAGCGATTTGAACGGCATGACCTTGACGTTTACAGGACGGGAAATAGAACCATTCTTTACCCTCGATGGTACAGACTCAGATGGCCAGCCTCCGTTCACAGAGTTTGACTACATCAATATCAATGCCTAATGAGTTGCACAATTACTTCAGGACGCGCAAGCGACAACTGTAAAGATGCTGTCGGAGGTATCAAAGGAGTTTACATTATTAACTACTCTGATATTTTGGCAGCGTCAACAACAACTGTTGGGACAAATGCAACCAAGCATGTGATTTCGGCCACAGGAAGTTTGACAGCGTATTACTTTGAGACACGCAGAGAAGCGGCAGGATTGACTATTAACGTCAACGCTGACCCTTCTACTGGCACACGTTTCTTTGAGCAAAACCTGTCACTGACTTTTAACAAGTTGACACAAACGCAAGCCAACCAGATTAAAATGCTGGCTTACGGTTCTCCAAACATTATCGTAGAAGACAACCAAGGCAATTTGTTTTTGCTCGGTGGTTCAAACGGTATGGATGTCACAGTAGGCCAGATGACAACAGGTCAAAACTTTGGTGATGCAAATGGATTCAATGTAGAAATGGTCGGTAAAGAACCAGTGGCCTTCTACACAATGGTCGGTAGCGGGTCAGGGGGCGACGACGCTCCTTTTACTGCCTTTCCCAACATTACTATTGGATAACGATTGAAGATTAGACAGAAGAGAAAGGGGGCCGTGTGTCCCCTTTTTCATTTCCTTATATTGATAGATACATGATACAGTTGCAAAAGGCAGTGTCGCAATATGTCACTGCACACTTAGGAGAAAACGGTGTTAGTGAAACAGACAGCATTACCTATAGCTTTGTCAATCAAATGACTGGTGTGCGCACAGAATATGCAGGCACAATTGGTTCCGCAAAGCCAAATAACGGTAGGGCAGTAAAGTCCTTTGCTATAGACTTGTCAAGGCGGGACATTGGTATGTATCTTTTGGAAATCAGTATTTTGACAAAGTTGCAAACCACGTTGTTGTGCTACATTAGGCCAGTAACAAACCCACCTGTTGAACAGAACTACCTCGAAAACACGACGGTAGACACCGACATAGTTTACCAAGGATGAGCAAAAAATTTGAGTTTGGCGTTTACGATTACTCCCCTACTGGCATCCCAGTATTTGAAGAGAGTACATCAAACGAGTGGGTCACTATGGGAGAGGACAACCTTTACCCATATTACCTTGAGTCTCTTATGCTTGGCAGCGGCATGCACAATGCCATCGTTAAAGGCGTAGCGGACATGATTTACGGGCATGGTTTCGACAGCCCGACCAAGGATAGCCATATTGACCAATGGCTGCGTCTAAACGTCTTATTTGGCGACGGCACATGTTTGAAGCGTGCGGCCTTGGACTTGAAGTTGTACGGTCAATGCTACCTTAATCCTATTTGGAGTCAAGACAGAACGACAATTGCAGAGGTACACCATATCCCTGCTGCCTCCATTCGTGCAGGCAAGGCCAATGACCAAGACGAAGTAGAGGTTTACTATCACAGCGCGGACTGGTCTCAGCCCAACAAGTATGTGCCACAAGCCATCCCAGCCTTCAGCACACAAGACCGCACAGCGGCAAGTCAAATTGTACAAATTAAACTGTACAACCCTACCTCATTTTTTTACGGGCTACCCGACTACATTGGTGGTGTCTCGTGGGTAGAGTGTGACAAGCGTATCGCAGAGTTCCATGCTGCTAACTTGCAGTCTGGTTTGTTCCCATCTATGCTTATTTCGTTTAACAACGGAGTGCCAACAGAGGAGGAGCGCAGGCGCATGGAGCAACTTATATACGACAAGTTTGGAGGTAGCACTAACGCGGGCAAGTTCCTTATGACTTTTAACGACAGTGCAGAAAACGCACCTACGTTTGAAAGCCTATCGCCTACCGACCCACAAAAGACTTACGCCTTTATGAGCAGTGAGATTACAACGCGCGTGCTGACTTCGCATCGCGTTACGTCTCCTTTGCTATTTGGACTGAGGACAGAAGGCGGAGGTTTTGGCAACAACGCAGACGAAATGAAAGAGTCTTACGAGTTGTTCCACAACACAGTCATTCGTCCAATGCAAGAGACCATGATTCGTGGGCTACGTCCTATGCTTAGTGCCATGAATATTACGCTCGACTTGTACTTCAGCAAGTTGCAACCTGCGTCCTTCCTGTTTACTGAAGAGATGGATACCAGCGTAGACCAAGCGACCAAAGATGCCTCTTACAACGGTGCGCAAATTCAAAGCGCGGTGGAGGTGTTGGTTAAAGTGCAAGAGGGTATTTTGACAGAGGAGCAAGCTAAGGTTTTCCTTGTACAGATGTTGCAGTTTACGCCAGTGGTTGCAGATGCTTTGTTTACCGAAGGCATTAGCGCGATTGAAAAAGTTGTGGAGGAGGAAGAGCAGGCAGAAATTGCTGAGGACTCAGACGCGATAGAGCAGCAACTAAGTGCTTACAAGATTAGCCTTGAAGATGGCGACTCTTGGTTGTCACACCTTGCCGACAAAAATGCTCCTGTGCCTATGGACAAGTTTGTATTGCTCAAGACAGAGCAAGTGGGTGACCCTAACGAAGACAGACGTTTGCACAGTGACAAGTACAATTTTAACTTAGAAGACTACAGCAACATTGATTTGCAAAGCGAGTGGGGCGATGTCATTAGTCCTGCTGGCAATGTGTTTGCCGTTAGGTATAGCTATTTCAAAGCAGCCAAGTCCACACCAAAAGGAGAGAGCCGCGATTTTTGTATTGAAATGATGGACTTGTCGGACAGTGGTGTGGAGTATCGTTATGAGGACATTGCTTTAGGGCAACAGGGTAGCATGAGCGATGCAGGAGAAAACGGACAATTTGCTGAGTCAGGTTTGAATAGATACGACATCTTTGAATTTGCTGGCGGCAAGAACTGTTATCATGGATGGCAGCGAAACATTTACATTTTTGCACCAGAGGGAGAGGCAGCCGTAAGAGACCGCCTGCCTGATTTTTACGAAGACTGGGACGCAACCATGCGGAGCGTAGGTAACAACCCCTATGTAGTCCAAAAGGGTGACGAAGCAGTCGCAATGATTGATAAGCAATAACATGGCAACTTTATACGTCAGTGCCGCGAGGCTCAAGCGAGACACCCCACTGGGGTCCAGTGTAGATGAAAACATTTTGCATCCACAGATTACCATTGCACAGGATAGACACATCCTGCCTGCCTTGGGTACTAAGTTGGACAACAAAATCAAAGACCTTATTGCCAGCGGTATTGACGACGCGGGAAATGCCGTGTACAAAAAACTGTTGGACGATTACATCTGTCCTGCACTGACTCAGTTTGCATTTGTAGAGGTGTGCTACGTGCTTCGATTGAGGTTTAGCAACAACAGCATAACCGTCCCTGACAGCGAGCAGGGAGCAAGCGCATCTATCCAAGACCTTAAGTTGGTTTTGGAACGGTCACAAGACATTGCTATGTTCTACCGTCAGCGTTTGATTGACTATTTGTGCGACAATGTAAGCGACTACCCAGAGTACAACACGAATAGCGGTAGCGACCTTGACCCCAGCACACGCAACTATTTCCAAAACATGAATGTTTATGAGCGCAAAGTCCCCGACAACCAACAAATTGCCTTCCTCGAAGCCATCAATTACAGGGGTTAATCGCCAACAACAGAAGGCAGCAAACACCGTTAGATTAACACAATACTTGCGTAGATGGCATTCCAAAAACTAACTGACAAAACCGCTCTTACAACGGCAGCGAGTGATGACCTGATGCACATCGTAGATGTCTCCGACACTACAGGTAGTGCAGAAGGGACAAGCAAAAAAATTACAGTCTCTGACCTTGGTAACGCTTTAGGCAGTACACAATGGTTTACGTTGCAAGGCGCGTTCTTTCAAAACAGTGCAATTTTTTCTTACTGGCCTGCCTCTGGTGCTACGCTGTCTGAGTCGCCGTACGTCGCCTATTCTAACCTTTGTCCCTTGCCTGTTGCTATGCGATTGGTTGACGTGACTTTATGGGTGACAAGTGGTGGGACACGGAATGAAACAGTAAACATTTACAACTTTACCACGTCGGGGGCAGGGGCTTTGTTGGGTAGTGTTACAGCCTCTGTTTCGTCAGGTCAGGCAACAAGGTTTGTTTACGACACGAGCACCTTTGATTTTCCTGCTTTGGGCGAATTTGCTGTTGGCTGGACACCTAGTGCTACGCCTAACGGATGTTCTTTTTCTGCACGATTCAAACTACTCTAACATGCCTATTGAAGATTTCTTGACGGAAGACGAAGTGCGAGAGTTGCCAAACCATGAGCATCTTATTGCTGTGATTGACAGGCTACTTATTCGCATCGAACAACTTGAAGCTACTATAGCACGCAAATGACAGGTGAAATTATCAGTGTCGCAGTAAGTGCAGCAGCGGGAATTTTGGGGACGTGGGTAAAACTAAACACAGATATGACCAAGATGACTGCCCGCATAGATGCGCTTGAAAAAAACCAAGACCATGTAAGCACAGCCTTGCGTGAACTTATGGAAGGGGTCAATGAGATTAAAATTCTGTTGGCTAAAAACCGTGTAGAATGATTCAGAGATACTACGTCGTGGTCTATCGCAGGGTGTACGAGTTTGACCGCAAAGACTACATAGACATGTTAGAGGCTGGGGCCAGCGGTGAAGACGTGGTGCAGCAGCTACGGACATACGGAGGTAGGCTATCAAATCTACCTCGTGTGAGTTTTGGTGGACGCATGACAGACAGACGCATAGACCCTTTGACGTGGAAGGCAAGGGATTACGATTGGGAGTTGCGGCAAGTAGACAAACTGTTGTGAGGGACATTAACCGAATCATATTGCACTGTTCTGCAACGGTGCAGGGAGCGCACTTTGATGTCAATACCATTAGGTCGTGGCACAAAGAGCGTAACTTTTCAGACATTGGTTACCACTACGTCATTTATCTCGACGGTGCTGTACACCAAGGAAGGCCGATAGAAAAGATTGGAGCGCACACAAGGGGACACAACCATGACTCTATAGGCGTGTGCTATGTCGGTGGATTAGATGCAAACACGAACGAGCCAAAAGACACCATGACCCCAGCGCAAGACATCGCGTTTATCCGATTGGTCAAGGCGTTGCGTTTGGTATTTGGTCCTCTGAAAATTTCAGGACACAATCAGTACACAAAGAAAAAAGCATGTCCATGTTTTGACGTGCGAGACAAATATGAATTTTTACTTAAACCATAAATCATGGAGTTCCTACTTAAATTTTGGAGTGAGATTGCTTTGGCTATTCTGGTGGCAGCGGGGTCAATCACAGCGTTGACTGAAACACAAGCCGACGACAACATTGTTAATATCCTCAAGCGCATTTTGCAAGCCGTAGTATTTGGAAAGAACAGACGCAGGAAGTAAATTTGATAGGTCGCACAAGTACCTCTGCGGCTTTGATTTTCTTTTTAACCTTAGGAAAAGGGTGGCCTAACGAGGCTGCCCTTTTTTGTGTCTAACAGTTTAGTGTTAATAACATTAGTTTGTTTATTTAATACTTTGTGCTATCTTGCGAACAGTTAGAAACACAAAATCAAACACACTATGACTTCATTTCAAATCCACCGCCAAATGCGTACAATGCTTGACCAAGGCATTGATACACTAAAGGCGGTCACAACGACGGTTGAACAATTAGACCGTCACGGCTACATTCTAAAGCGCGGAATGCACGGATGCCTTCGGGAAGAACAACACACGGTAAGCGAGAAAGATTATAGCTAAGAGCAACAGGGAGGGGGCAACCCCTCCTATAAAATCAAACACATGTACTTTTATTTATTAAAGGCAACGGGCGAATACGAGCAGTTGCCAGACGGAGAGTTGGAAACACTGCAAAAGGCAGTAGGCGGTTACATCGAGTATGTACCTACAAAGCATCCAGCCCCAGCAATTAGCAGCCTTGTCGTAAACGAAGAGGGTTTGCTACAGCGATTGCCTTACAACTTTACTGCCTCTCTGTTTACAGGCAGAGACATCGTAGGCGATGTTGTCCTTAAAAGCGAAACGCCTTTGGACAACCCAACCAACACTTACCCTAAATACCAAATCAAAAAGTAATGGACTACTTAGACAGAGACGTTAGGAATTACACGCACGCAGAGGTTAAGGCTATTGTGCAAATGGAACGAGCAGAGGCTGCATACCAAGCCAAGAAAGAATTTTACGAAACCATGCTACAAGCAATTAAAGCAGAACAAAAATGAGTGAAGAGACAAAGATTCAGAACCTGACACCACAAGGTAGTTTTGAGTTCAAGGGCAAGACCATGTTTAAGTTTGACGTTATTCTTGAAAACGGCATGGTTGGAGAGGTAAACGCAATGAGTCAGAACAAATGGACCGAAGGTGACAGCGTTGTAGTGATTGACCAAAAAGCAACGAAGTGGGGCAACAGGTTGAAATTAGACAGGCCCAGCAGTCAGTATGGGACAGACTCGGACAGACAAAAATGGGATGCAAACAAGCCGAGCGCACCACAGTCAGACAACATTCAGGATGCTATTATTACCCAGTGGGCTATCAGGGAAGCACAGACGTTTTTTGTAAACACCTCAAGCGACCCAAGTAAGGTGAGCCTGCGCATGATAGCAGGGACCGCTTTGCAGTTTAAGCAGATGGCAAAAGACCTCGACAAGTATTACGAGGACAGCAAGCAACAGCCTGAAGCAACCTCTGACGATTTGCCTTTCTAATGGGGTACACTACCTCAACCTGTATCAAAGACGTAGCAATGACCTACGTTGGCGATGCTCAGGTCTCACCAAGCGATGTAAGGTGGGCAATGGAGTTGGCTGTACAGGCGTTACAGGGTGCGGCCAACGTGCAAGACTGGGAGTCCTATTGCAACAAAGTAGCAGAGGGGACAATCCATATTTTAGGAACTGAGAAAATGATTATAGATGAACTTGACATTTGAGGCTTTTATCAAACTGCACTATGGCAGTCAGGACAACATGGACAACGCATTGAGTTTAGGAAGTAAGACGGTGAACCGCTGGTACAACCACGACCCACGTAAATTTCTGTACCACATGCCAGAGGTTGTAACACAAACCAAGGTTGCGCCTTCGACATTTTTACAAATGATAAACCAACGAGAGTATGACATTAGACTTGTTAGACATGGACACGGAGGAGATAAAGGAAATGAGAAAGGAATTTCTGATACGGCACAATTACCTGTCGCAGAGGGGCAAAAGAAATGAGGCCAACAGGTACAGCCACTGGATTTGTAAATTTGGAGAAGAGTTAAATTATAGATGCAAGACGACAAAGTATATACCGAGGTAAGGCAGTTTCAGGGATTGTGGTTGCCAGTAGAAATTCTACAAATGGAACTATCGCCAACGGCTAAGTTGTTGTGGGCTGACATCCATAGCTTCACAGGTCGTGATGCGTCTTTCTTTAAGAGCAACCAAAGGATTAGCGAAGACTATGGAATTAGCCAAAGGACAGCAAGCAGAGCCTTAAAAGAATTGGAGTTGGCAAATCTCATTGACACAAAGACGGACGGCAGGAAGCGTTGGTGTCGAAGCAGGGTAGACAAATTGTCTATCCAGCCAAGACAAAATGGCGAGGCAGCCAAGACAAATAGTCTACATAGTAAACAAGAGAGTAAACAGAAAAGAGAACAGATTAGCAAGAGAGCCAAACCTACTAACAGAAATGATGTTCACATCTATTTTAACGAGGTAGGCAGTACGATGGATGAAGCCGATAAATTCGTGGACTACTACGAAGCTAATGGGTGGTCACAAGGAAGAGGAAAACAAATCAAGGACTGGAAAGCAGCCGCAAGAAACTGGACACGCAATGCAAACAAATGGAAATCAAAACCTCGGGGGTTTGACTCGGGCAACTTCTCGCATAACGGAGCAATCGACTTCGTTAATAATGGGTGAGATAATGGGGGTGACACCCACGGACGCATGGGTGCTGGGTACGAACATTCGTGCAGCCATGAATATTGACGCTACCCACCAGAAAGGCATTCGCCTTTGGATATTGACAGAGGTAGGCAGGCTGTGTAAAATCGTAGACGCAAACAAGACACTAAGCACAGACGAAGAGTTAAAGATGTGTTGCCGTTCTATAGTCGAAGATTTCCCAGCCTTAAAGATTGAGGAGGTTCGCACTTGTTTTGACATGATTATCCAAGGCAAGTTTGGCAAATTGTACGAACGACTCAAGACAGCGGACATCCTTGAATGTTTGCGCAAGTACGAAGGTGAGGTACGCGCACCGATACTGGAAAGACAAATCCACAATCGCAAGCACGACAAACTGCACTGGGATGCAAAACACATCGACACTGTAAAAAAAGTCGTCGACACTTTGGAAGTCAGAGAGCCTAAGAAGCCGAAAGACAGCGGTTTAGGTCAGCGAGTTAAGCGGAAACTTGGGACAGATTGATTATATTGTAGAGTGTGAGCAGGTCTAAAGAAATAAAGAAACTGGACAAAGTGTTTAGTAAGTACGTTCGCAAATTCCATGAGGACAAGTACGGCCTTTGCACTTGCATAACGTGTGGCGTTCAAAAACCACCTAAAGAAATGCACGCGGGTCATTTTATGAGTCGAGGCTGCTACAGCACAAGATGGTTACACCAGCCTGACGAGGGCATGGTCAATGTATTGCCACAATGTCCAAGATGTAATTTGTACGATAGCAACCAGAACTACAAATACGGCTTGGCTTTGGATGCGAAGTACGGCAAAGGGACAGCAGAGAAAATCTACAACCTCAGCAAACAGACAAGCAAGTACAGCATAGTGGACATTGTAGCTATGAGAAAGAACTACGAAAAACTGTTGTCCGAGTTGTGACCTGCACCCAACGCTTTTTCCAAAAGGAATACGACAGGCTGCAAGACATCTGCCGTATGTACGTCGGCACGGAATTGGGCGACGACTTAATGCAGGACTTGTGCATCATGGTCTTAGGCGACAAGCCCGATAAGTTTGATGACATCTGCCAGAGGGGAGAACTTTGGTACTACTTGGTCAGGACAATTAAGATAAACGCATTTAGCAAAACCACACCGTTCTATACCAAGTACAAAAAGCACCACGACTACATAGATAAGAATTGGTACGGGATAGAACACAAGTTGCCAGACACACACGAGACATACGACGACAACACAGACCAATGGACGCAGGAAAGGTTAGGCACAATACAACTGGTACTTAAAGACATCCCGTGGTTTGAGGCTGAACTTTTCAAAATCTACTACCTTCACGAACACACATTACAAAGTTTAAGCGATGCAACAGGAATCAACAAAAACACAATCAACAAAGGAATCAGCCGAGCCAAAAGGAAAGTCAGGCGACACCTCAAAGAAAAAGGCGAAGCCTACGAAAAAGAAGGCCACAAAAAAGAGCCGTGGTTTGGGTGACACCGTAGCCAAGGTGACAAAGGCCACGGGTGTAGACAAGGTAGTCAAAGCTATTGCTGGTGACGACTGTGGGTGTAACGAGAGACAGGAGGCTTTGAACAAAGCGTTTCCGTACATCCAACCTATGTCCGAAGAGAGCAAGACTTTGTGGGAAACAGTTATTCGCCCAGCCGACGAACGCGGCAGGATGACAGCACCAGACCAACATGCGTTTATTAAAGTGTACGCACAAGTCTATCAAACGCAACTGAAGTTTACATCGTGCGGAGGGTGCTTGGTTCAAAAGATTAACAAACTGCGCAAAGCATACGAGGCAGCATGCGACTAATGTTTGCAGCACAGTTGGACGGTTACCAAAGGCGCAAGGATAGAACCGTGGGCCTGCGATTTGTTACGCAGGAGTTGACGACCAACGACGTAGCACAGATAGACAGTCAGTTGGATAGGTTTGGAATCATGTACTTCCGAGGGGAAGAGACCATGAATAAGGATGAAGTTGAAGAGTTGGACAACATAGAGTTGGACCTATACGACGACAGGAAGACACAAAGCCAACGGTTGCGCAACGTGTTGTACCGAGTATGGGAGACACAAGGCGACGGAGACTTCAAAGACTTTTACAAGGTAGAGACAGAGAAAATCATTAACCATTACAAAACAAAATTGCCAGATGAGTAAGCAAAGCATCGACGCATTTCTTGAGCAGGTACGCACAGGAGAACTAAAGAACAAAACACAAAGAGCCTACGTCGCCCTAAGCGGTAAAGCGGTAAGCCTTCAAGACTTGCGCAAGCAGACAGGCATAGCACACCAGACACTGACCAGTTCACTGTCAAGATTGATGGACATGGGATTGGTGAAGCAGAAGCCTAACGGGGAGTTCCTACACGCAGAGACAAACGAGAGAGGTTTTCTGTCTATGCAGAGAGAGCAACAGAGATACCTACGTTGGCTTAAAGTGGGAAGGGACAACAAATGGATTAGGGTAGATGGACACGCCAACCACCCTAAGCCTAAGAAGGTGGTGCTAAGTCAGCAAATGAGTATCTTGGACGTATTGTAAACAACAACGAGAAACAATGTATGTAGATATTTGGTACGACCGAGTAAGCCGCACTTGGTACGCCTCGCTTATGAACGCTGAGGGCTTACAAGTGGGTGACTCCGTTCACGGCTACACGATAGACGACGCAGTAAAAGCGGCTGAAATTGAGGGATGGGATAAGTACGAAATCTACAAGGACGTGCAGGTCAACGGATTCAAAAAGCCAATTTGATGCCATTTAAAAAAGGACAAAGCGGAAACCCTAAGGGTAGACCCAAGGGGGCAGGGGACAAGGTGACGGCTGAGGCACGCGCCCTGTTTATCCAAATCATGGAAGGAGAGGTAGGCCACATACAAGACTCTTTGGATGGCTTGCGGCAAGAGAGCGCGGACAAGTACCTAAAGGCTTTGTCTGGTCTGTTCCCTTACTTCATGCCTAAGCAACAGGAGTTGGCAGTCAGCATGGACATCCAGCCCACAGAACCAAGTTGGTTTGACGAAGTGCTGGAACGCACAGACCAGAAAGAAACAGAATTGGGCAAAAAGGATTGAGGCAGCCAAAAACTTACTACGACCTTAAAGGGTGCAAGAATCGACTATCTATTCACCAAGGGGGTAGTAGGTCGGGCAAGACTTTTAGTTGCTTACAGGTCATCGCAGAGTGGTGTGCAAGCAACCCTAACAGCGGTTGGGTCATTAGCATTGTGCGCAAGACGTTTCCATCCCTTCGTGGTTCGGTCCTTCGTGACTTCATCCAGATACTCACAACGCAAGGCTGGTACACAGAGAAGCACCACAACAAAACGGAGCAGACTTACAACCTGTTCGGCAACATGATTGAGTTTATCTCAGTAGACAGCCCTGACCGAATTAGAGGCCGTAAGAGAAATTTGTGCTACGTCAACGAAATTAACGAATTGACCCGCGATGAGGTTTACCAGTTGCTCATGCGTACAACCCACAAATTCGTGTGCGACTTCAACCCGTCGATGGAGTACAGTTTTATCTACGACGAATTGATACCACGGAGCGATGCAAGTTTCTTTCGCAGCACATACAAGGACAACCCATTCCTAAACGCGGAGACAATAGCCGAGATTGAAAGGCTAAAGGAAACAGACGAAAACTACTGGAGGGTGTTTGGTTTGGGCCTGAAGGGGATAAGTAGAGAAACCATCTTTGTGACACACAACTACAAGCAAAGGCCAGAGCAGGCAAAGTTGCTGGCCTACGGACTGGACTGGGGATATGCCACAGACCCAACTACGCTTATGGCCGTGTACCTCTTAGGCGACAACGCAGGTGACATCTACATAGAAGAGATGCTTTACGAGACAGGGCTAACAAACCAAGACATTGCAGTGTACATGCGTGACCTTGACATACCAAGGCACATGGAAATTATTGCGGACTCAGCAGAGCCAAAGAGCATCGAGGAGTTAAGGAGAGAAGGGTTTAATGTCAAGCCTGCTAAGAAAGGGCCAGACAGCATTAGGCAGGGCATCGACATTATGCGTAGACGCAAGTTGTTTGTGCAGGCAGAAAGCGTCAACACTCACAAAGAGTTTAGGAACTACAAATGGAAGACCGATAAAGACGGTCGCATGTTAGGACAACCAGTGAGCATGTACGACCATGCGGTGGACGCTGTGCGCTATGTTTGTCTTAACAAACTGAGCAAGAAACAAGGCAACTACTACCTATCATGAAACTGAAAATCAGCATCCCAGACAGTTACAAAGACATTACAGTCGAGCAGTTCAAACGCTTGCAGGCTGGCATGGATGTAGCAGAGACAGAGACAGAGAAGATGTACGCTATTCTCTTTGTGCTTGCAGGGCTAACCCGTGAACAGGTAGGGGTCATGGAGAAAGAATCATTTGACAAGATTATGAGTTGCTTGTCATGGGTAATGGAGACACCAGACAGAGGAGAACACGCTTTGATTGACAGGTTCACAATGGCAGGTGTGGAATATGGGTTTATTCCCAACTTCACCAAGCTAACAGTAGGGGAGTTTGTAGACCTCGAACACTGGACAGGTGAGGGGGTCTTTGACAATTTGGAGGAGGTGTTGGCTATCCTATATCGACCCGTAGTTAAGAGCAGCAGACACCTCTACGAGATAGAGCCATACGAAGGAACAGAGGGGCAAGGGGTCAAGATGCTACAATGCCCTATGGACGTAGCAGTAGGGGCAATGGTTTTTTTTTACAATATCGGTCTGAGATTGGCGAGAGATACGCAGCGGTCTTTACAGGAGGAGGGGAGGGTACAACTGATGCCGTGGCAAGCAAATGGGGTTGGTACCAAGTAATCTATAACATGGCACATGGGGACGTGCTGCGCATCGATTCTGTTACGCGTATATTGATAACTGAGGCATTGACGTTCCTTGCCTACGAATTAGACGTTTCACTTTCTCAGAGCGTATCATTAAATGCAGACACTTAAAGACATCGACGCGGCATTCCGCAACATTGTCAACCAACACCAGACCCTTCAGACCTTCTACACGCACAACGTTAAAGAGATTGACATTGACAAGCTAACGGTTGACCAGTACCCTTTTCTTTATGCTGAGTGTACAACCGCAAACATTGACGGAGGGGTGACAGAGTTTACCTACGACATCATTATCGGAGACCTTGTAATTGAAGCGCAAACAGAGACGTTGACAGACGTATATGCTGAGACCATGCTTATCCTGTCTGACGTTATTGCGATGTTTGAACTTGCCATGAGTACAGCAAACAACAACGTAACAGATGACAGGTGGGCATTTGAGATGCCGATTTCTACGCAGCCCTATAGCAGCAGGTTCGACAACCTACTAACAGGTTGGTCTTGTCAATTTGTGCTTCGTGTTCCTAATGCCGTTAACCTTTGTGATGCCTTGTACAACTAATGGCTATTGCGCTAACGATAAAGAATGCCATTGGGGGCAAGGAAAATGTACCGCTGCCGACTGTGCAGAAGGTTCTGGACAATTACGGAAAGGCTGTAACAGCAAAGGCGCGTGCTGTCCTTGCGGAGAAAAACAAGAATGCGACGGGCAACCTAAGTGCGGACACGAGGCACGAGGTGCTTGTCGATGCAGAGGGTGACATCATTTTAGATTACCCGTTTCGTTCTGCTCCCTATGCCATGTTTGTAGAGAAAGGAGTGCGAGGCTCTATAGACGACAGCAAAGCACCTAACAGCCCTTTTAAGTTTGGCTCAGGCACAGGACCAGCAGGAGGGTTAAAGCCAAGCATAAGGCAGTGGATTTTAGACAAGCCCGTCAACCAGTGGCGTGACCTAAAGTCAGGACGGTTTATGAGTTACGATAGCATGGCACGCATGATTAGCCGCAAGGTTTTTTTGCATGGACTTGCGCCTACAAACTTCCTTGGGCCTTCTTTAGAGATGTTGTACAAGAGATACAAGGGCAAACTGGAAGATGCGTTTAGCGAAGACATTAGTGATTACTATCAAAAAACCCTTGATGACCAAGAGGCCAACTTAGTTATGAATTTCAAACTTCTGTAATGAGTTTCACAGCAATACAAAAACCTGACCAAGTAGTAGGCGTGTACAATCCCGTCTATGTCTTGACTCAGCTAACGGGGACAGATTACGATGACACATTTAACTTTCGATATCTGTTTCGGATTACTGCCTACAGCACCTCGGGAGCAGCAACGGTAGCACCTATTATCCGCAAGTTTCCAAACAACGCAGGGTGTGGAGCAGTAGACATTTCCAAGGTGTTGCAGTCGTACATAGAGGTTGCCAAGCCTATTCTAAATGTGGGAACAGTTGTTGCAAGCAACATAGGCAACAGCGCACACAGGTTTAAGTTGGAGGTAGGTTACGAGTCCAGCGCCACTGCTGACGGTGCTGTCACGCAAACATTTGTAGCGGCATCCGACCAAGATTTCTACGGAATACGAGGAGCGTTTTCTGATAGGTACACGACTACTTCGCGCAACGGGGTGCAGGACTACGTGTACGCAAACGATGGAACACAAGACGGAAAGTTTTTGAGTGCAGGTCTAAGGCGAGAGGGTAGGTTAGAAATGACTGCAAGCGTAACAGACTCAGGGCATGTGTCTTACAACGCTATGTCTGGGTCATCACCTGTAACAAATCAATATACACACGTCAGATATTTTATGAAGTATAGCAGCGGAACTTCAAGCGTAGAGGTCAATGCTTTGACCCAGCCTATTACTGCGCCCGTCAATATTACAGCATTGACAGGTGTGGTCAATTTGTATTGCATGCCTGTAGACGTAGGGGGGTGGAGTTTTGTTCCAGATGCGGCTGACCCTACGATAGTTGAAGGCTGGCAATACTACGTTGTTTCGTTGGGTACAGCGAGCGCAAGGTATTCAGAACAACTAAGGGTTTACAGAAAAACAGATTGTCAAACAGGTAGGGGGACGCGATTCATGTTTCTTAATAGCCTTGGGGGGTGGGACTTTTTTAGGACTGAAGGCTACACAAAACAGTCAAATGCTTACACGCGAGACACGGTAAACAGGGTGCGAGAAAACTATTTCACGGCAAGCAATACGTTTGAACTTACAGCCTCTCAGAATTTGCATGGCACGATAAAGCCTGTCAGCGCAATACGTGACAAGTATGTAGCAAACACAGGGGCCATAACAGATGCAGAAGGTCAGTTGGTGCAAGAGTTGTTGCGTAGCCCACAGGTTTACGCTTACAAATTTGAGCCCCACACAGACCAGTTAGATGTAGAATACTACCCTGTGAATATCACAAACAGCCAAGTCAGCATGGTCTATCAAAAACAAGAGAAGATTGTACAGTACGCTATTGAGTTTGAGTACGCCAACCCCATCACACCGACCTACTAATGCTTGAGATTGCTGTCAAACCACAGAAACCGCTTGTAGCAGGAGAGCCTAACTGGACTTTTTTGGACACCACAGACGTAGGTTTAGAGATGTCTTTTGGTCGTGAAATTCTTGACGACGTAACAGCGCAGACGGGGGACCACAGTTTGTCTTTTGACCTTCCTTTTTCGACAGTAAACGACCGCTTTTTCCAGCACAGCAATGTCATGGACACCTCTGTTACTCCCCAGTTTAATTGGTTGAACAACACAGAGTGCGTAATTAGTGACAACAGCATACCTGTCCTTGAAGGTATTTTGAACTTGGAAAGCGTAGACCTGCAAGGCAGGAAGTACAGTTGCGTGGTGTACGGAAACCAAGCCAACATTTTCCAAGAACTAAAAGGGCGAACGTGGAGAGACATATTTACGCAGGCTGACGGGACAGTAACGCAAGACTTGAATTTTGCACCAAGTGCGGCCAACGTAGTAGCCAGCTACTCCATGGGTATTGACATTACGAGTGGCAACGTAGGCAACGGAACCATTACATTTCCTCTTATAGACAAAGGTGTTTACCAAGAGTCTACGGATAGAACTACGCCCTACACTGCACTTGGTCAACAGTATAATGCTATTACCGCAGACTTAGCCTCACAGGTTAAACTGCTTGCCAGTTCACAGTTGCCTGCTATCAAAGTCGAGTATCTCATTGACCAATTAGCAGATTACTTAGGCTACACTGTAAGCAACGAAGGTTTCATGGACACGTCTGGAACGAGTGCCTATGGCGTAGACAAGTTGTACATGGTCGTTGCTGGCAAGGACTTTAAGAAACTACCTCTTAGTCCAACCAAAATCCAAAAGGCCGCAGACCAAATTATTATTGGTGGAAGTGCGGGAGAAAATTTTGTGCTGTTCGATAATGAAAGTTCCCCGTTTTACGACCCCGAACAATTATGGTCGAACGGTTATTTTACAGCCCCCTATGGAGGCACTTTCACCTTTCGATTAAATCTAAATTTAAGTCACGATTTTTCAAATATTTCGCCAGTAGTGCCATCGTGGGCTGTGAGTTATACAAACAACGGTGCGCAACAAAACCCAATCCAATACTCAAGCGGAACGCCTTACAGTAGTTATCCTTTGACAGCGACTTTTGACATGTCCGTGCAACTAAGCGCAGGAGACATATTTGCACCTACGTTCCAAACTATTGATATTGTTTCGGGCTTTGCGTTTACAGTGCTTGCAGGCAGTACCATTGAAATCATTGCTGCTACAGATACAGATGCTACAGTAGACATGGTTGGGTCTTTGGGTACTGAGACTGTTGACAAATGGCTCAAGGCTATTCTTACCCAATTCAACTTAGTAATAGAAACAGATGACACAAACAAAGTCATAACTTTTTGGGGTCGTGACCAATTCTATGCTGACAATCCTGTGACAATAGACTGGACCAAAAATATTGACACAGCATCGCCCTTTGTTGTAAAGCCGTACACAGATGTCTTATCACGAACGACAACTTACACAAATGCAGAAGGGGAAGACAGCACGAACCTGTATTCTATCAATCAAAAAAAGAAAGTCTATGGAACGTATGAGCGCACGACAACGGTAGACCTTGCGCAAGGCGACAGGGTGGTTGGGGATTATTTCGTTCCATATAGAGCCAAGCGCATACCATACAATTACCAGAACCTTGTGCCTGTTTACGACAGCAATGTTCTTAACGCAACCATGATGCGAATGTGGGCAGACCTAAACGGCATGGATGGGAATTTGCAAGACGTAGACAACGGGCCTATGCTGTTTTTTTATGGCGGATTTGCGCCCAGTCCATACGTTGACTTAACGCTACACGACAGCGGCACATTAGCCGCCACAGCGGCAGGGTTTCCTATTGCCAAGTCTGTTTCAGAAACAAGCCAAAACTATACGCTTAATTGGAACAGTAGCAGCACGGCAGACGCATACACAAGCAATACCAGTGACGGACTTTTTGCTCGTTTTCACAGGGTGCAATACAACGAAAGGCATAGCACCGAGGCAAGGATAGTGACATGCAGTGCTTTGCTACAGCCTGAAGATGTAGCCAACCTACGATACAATGAAATTATTTTTATCGCAGGCAGCTACTACCTGCTTGTGTCTATTGACAACTATGCAGTAGGCGAAGAGAAATTGTGCAACCTTACTTTACGCAAGTATTTGGGAGGAAACGCTTTAGTAGACCAAACACCTGTAGACGGATGCCTGTTGCTAGTCTCAGGATTTACGGCTGGGTTTGAAGTTTTGTGGACTGACTTGTCAGGTAATCCACAAGATGAAGGCAGTGCTGTCTGTTGTGAAGAGTTAGGAGGGGGACAGTGGTTTTGGAATGAAGCCAACAAAACGTGCTACACGCAAGAGGTCGACATTGGTGACGGGGATGAAGGTGGTGTAGACGAAGGCGGAGGCGACGAGGGCAGTTCTGGCGGCTCAGGTGGTGGTACACATGGTCCAGAGGACGACTTTCCACAAGGTCTATTCTTGCCAGATAGTAACGCGGACGAACACAAAAGGGTGCAAAGTCGCACAGGAGCGCGTAGCACAGAAGTCAAGTTTATGTTGACGACACAGACGACAGGCAACACCCCTGCCATCGCGCACACAAAATTAGGCAACAAGCGTATAACAATGCTGCCTGACATGATTGTAGGGATGACAGTAGAATTTGTCGCTAAGGTTACCACGGCTGGCAGTAGCTATGGGCAAATGTTGTTTGGTAAGTCCGATGCTACGGTTCGAACTACAGCGAACGTACCTGCTAAACCAGCAACAGACAATACGATTTTTGATAACGGGGACATCCCAAGCGCGTCGATTGAGGTAAAGACTATAGTGCTGTCTGGCGTTCCTAAGTTTTTTGTAGAGTGTACAGGACACAATTTGCTCGACTTAGATTGGACTATTAACGTAGTGGCACGCGCTCAGGACATTAGAGAGGTGACTAACAATGTGGAACGACCTATCATGCAGTTCCAAGATGGCAACAATCAAATTTTTATGAATACTGACGTAGTGCAGTTCAACAACGTAATTACATGAGAGAGTACATGAACGATGTAGGGCGGGGTATTCCTGCCATGATTGAAATTAGCAAGCACTATAGGCACAAGGGTAGCCCTTTGTACAGCCGCTGGTATGGGTACTTTGACATGCAAACCTCCTTGTGGGACAAGGTTAAAATGCTCGTGAATAATGGCAAGTGATATTACAGTTAACCTAACGGTTAAAACAGAAGACGCTGCAAGGCAGTTGGAAGACTTTGCAGAAGACTTAAACGACGTTGGCAAGACTGCAAGCAGGAGCGCAAAAGACGCAAGCAAAGATTGGGGAGGGGTAGCAGACTTGTTTTCAGGGCTGTTGCCTCGCAACATTCAAGGACTGCTGCGTTCTTTTAAGTCTACAGAGCGTGGAGTTAAACGTGTGTCACGCAGTTTTAAGGCTCTTAAAGCGGCATGGGCGAGCATTGGTATTGGTCTTATTATTCTTGCGCTTGAAGCATTGATTGAAAACTGGGATGCAGTAGCGGAGGCACTGGGCTTTGTAGATGCTGAAGCGGAGAAAAATGCTAAGTTGACAGCAGAACAAGATGAAGCGGTTAGGCAGTTGACCACAAGTACGTCAGGGTACATTGCTGTTTTAGAAAACGAAGCCGCAACAGAAGCGCAAAGGGCCGAGGCTTTGGCTGCTTTGAACAAAGAGTTTAACAACATTATCGACCTTGAGGCAGATGCAGCAACGCAAATTGAACAGGCAAATGCAGCACTAAAGGTCAAAGAAGACTTGGAGCGTGCGCGTATAAAGCAACAGCAAACGCTTGCAGATTTTCAGCAAAAAGATTTAGCCGCACAAGACCAAACGGTTAATGGTCTCTATGAGCAAAAAACTTTTTGGGAATCGTTGCAGGAAACGCAGGTACGCGTAAATGCAGAACAGGCGCAAGCGGATGCAGCAAACCAAGAGGCAACCGCTGAGTTGGCAGCAGCACAGGCAGCGTACAATGCTCTTGTAGGTGAGAGCGCAGAGCGCGCAAAGGAGCGTGCGGAAGCGGAGAGAGCAGCAGAGCAGGCCAGTAAAAGGGCTATCGCGGATGCTGAGAAGAGAGAGAAACAAAGGCTACAGTTCTTGGAAGACTTAAAAATCTTTGAACAGGAGTTAGGCAAAGAGGGTGAGGAGTTGGAGACGATGCGCCTGAAGCGTCAGCAAAAGGCAGAGATGGATAGGGCCAAGTCTGCTCAATTAAGCAACGAAGATTTAGAGCGTCTACAGGCAAAGCATAACGAGCAGTTGACGGAATTGCAAGACGGCTATAACGAGACACGAGCAGACAAAGAGAAAGACGCTTTGGAGCGCATCGAGTCTGCAACACTGTCACAAGATGAACGACAGCGCAAACAAGTCAATGACCAATACGACGAACTAATTAAGTTGGCTGAGGAGTACGGGGTAGACACGGTTGCTTTGGAAAAGGCAAGGCAAGACGACCTCGCTGCAATACCTAACAAGGAACTGGACCAGCAGACTCGACTGCAAGAGGAGTTGCGCAAGATGTTTATGACTGACGCAGAGGTGTCTTTGATGGATGCACAACAGGCTTTTGAAGAACGCATGTTGGTTGCTAAGGGCAACGAAGAACTTGAACTATTAGCTTTGAAGGCGTTTGAAGCAGACAAAGCAGCAATAGCGAAAGAAGGTGCAGACGCTCAGATGAAGGAAGACGAACGGGTCTTGCAGAGTAAAATCAATTTGGTCGACAATCTTAATAGCGTGATTGGGCAGTACCAAGATTTGGTAGAAGAGACGACACAGGCAGAAGTCAACGCAGCACGCGAAAGGGACGCAACAGACAAAGAGATACAGCGTATTGAAGAGCAGGGAGCAGAGAGGGCGAAGCGTTTGGCTATTACTCAGGTTCTTATTTCGCAGGCTACCGCGATTGCAGACGGTATTGCAGCAGCGGTAAAAGCAGGTAAGGATGCAGGACCAGCCGCACCGTTTGTTATTGCAGGATATATCGCAGGCATTGTAGGTAGCATCGTAGCAGCCTTTGCACAAGTCAAAGGTTTGATGAATCAGGCACAGGCTTCAGGAGCGACAAGTGTTGCCAGCAGCCCAGTACAGGTGACACCTTTGATTCCACAGCAAAACCAGAATGAATTTACCAGCGGAAACGAGGACCGTAATTTCAAGGCGTTTGTTGTGCAGTCAGAACTGCAAGGACAAACAGAACGCTTAGGACGCATTGAACAAAGAGCCTCGTTGTAAACACCTTATATTGAAGAGTATGTACAAGTATCTATACAACGTGTATATAGCAGATGATTTGAAGTCTGAGGGAATTAAAATTTCCCGAATTAACTATGTACACAACACAAATGAATTAGTCGTAGGTGTTCCTACACGCGATGTAGACTTGGCCGAAGCGGTAATTATCGACACCCTCGACGAACAAGGAGTTTATGCAGAAGTAGTAGACAGAGTTATAGACGTAAACCTTACCGATATTTATTTGTCAGTAGAATGAGTCGCAAACTTATCGAGTTATTGATTGACGAAGACAGTCACGCCTTTGGTGTAGAGGCTATTTCGTTGGTTCGTGAACCTGCTATTCAAGTAAACTGGGTAGCCTTCAACAAGCAAGGCAACCAGAACAAAATGGTTCACCTTGCACAGATGGACGAAGAGCAGCGCACATTGATTGCACCTGCCCTTATTCCAGACCTTAAAATTGTGAGGTACGACGAAGCCGCTGACGAAGAGTACGATGTGTATTTCTCTCAGGACACAGTTAAGTTGGCAAGCGAGTTGTTTTTGAAAAACAACAGAGCCAACGCACACACCTTTGAACATGCCGAGCCTGTCGAGGGTGTAAGCGTAGTGGAGTCATGGATTATCCAAGACCCGTCAGTAGACAAGGCCAAACTGTATGGCTTTACTGACTTGCCTAAAGGCACATGGATGGTACGGGCCAAGGTAGACAACCCAGAAATTTGGGAGAAGATTAAAGCGGGAGAGGCAAAGGGACTAAGCATCGAAGGCTACTTTTTGGATAAGGTCCAGAAGATGCAAGCCGCCAAGAAGCCAAAAAAAAAGGGCATGCTTGAAGCCATCTTTGACGCTGTAGTTCTAAACAAAAAGAACTTCTACGCAGAGGCTACGTTGACCAACGGCAAATCTGTGGTAACAGAGCATGAGAAGTTGACGGTAGGCGCACCAGTCTACACACTGGACGAAGAGGGACAGCCTATCGAATTGTCAAACGGTAGCTATACCACTGAGGGCGGAATTGACTTGGAGGTGTACGACGGTGTTCTTTTGGAATACGACGGTGAAGCCCAAGCGGTAGAGGACAGCGAAGTGCCAGCAGAAGACCCAGTAACTGCGTTGGATGCCATGAAAGTAGATTTCTACAAGGCTTTGTTGAAAACAAGGTATGCCAAAAAGTTTGGAAAAGGTGCGAATAATGTTACATTGTCTGAGATGAGACAAACAGCACTAAGCGCAAAGCGTGACGCACAAAACCTTGTAGACGACTCATTTGATACATGGGGCGAAACAGGTGAGGCATTGTCATACGCTATTGGCGATGTAGCCCTTGAGGTATTTCCAGAACTGGATTCGCAAGTGTACGACTGCCTCATGGATGCAGCGGACGCAGCAGAGAAAGGAGACGTGGAAGCAATACGAGACCATTTGGCTAAGGCTTACGACTACGCAGAGAGCGCAGTACAAACTTACATTGACGTGCTGCTTACAGCCGTTGGCACACTAGAACAATACAGCTAAACCACAACGATATGAATACTGACGAAGCACTTTACGAGTTTCAAATGAAACTAAACGAGGCAGAAAAGGCGTTTCAGACCGCTATTAAAATTGCTGTAAAAGAAATTGGTTCTGACCGCGATACACGTCATTTATTCGACGCAATGAATGACGTAAACAACGATTCAATTTACGACTTGCGAAGCGAAGTTGAAGACATTAGGTCGGACGTGGCAAGCTATTATTTTGAGCGTGATGGATTCATTGCGTACTAAACCACAACGATATGGCATACGGAGGCAAGATTACTGACCGCGAAATCGAACAGGCATTTGTTGAGCAAGCATTGATGGACTACGGCTATGAAATGACACGGCCTTATTTCGAGACATCGCGAGGCGAATATGTCGGGCGGTTTTACGTTATCAACCCTGACGGCATTGACCCCTACAAGTTGGCCGACGCATTAGTTGACAACGGGATGGAAGATTACACCGTGAGGGATTCGTATGGCAGCACCGAATGGGAAATTGAAGTGGTCATTGAAACTTTTTAATTAAACAACGATATGAATTACAACAAACTTGAAGACGTAGTCGTCAGCTACTTGGACGATGCAGACCGAATGGGCATTAACACCAGCGGAGCATTTGATGAGGCGGTTGAAATGGTTTTGGATGCAATCGACGACACCTATGACGAGCGTGAGTTTCAAGAGGTGTTGCGTGAAATTCGCATTGACATCTTTGGAGACGCACGAGGTGAGGCAAAGTCATTGCTTGACAATATGCTTTACGAGTTGCTTGACGTAGTGTCATTCGGCTAAACCACAACGATATGGACATTACACAAAGAGAATTAGACCAATTTGTCGAGCAAGTAGAACGCTTGGGCTACGAGGTTGACAACGCCAACATTACTTCATACGGCCTTGCTGAGGTTGTCATTTACAACAATGGCAATGGACACCCAAAGGAATGGCACTACGACATTACCGATATTGTTCGTGATATGGGTTTCAACGACATTGACATTTTGAACGTAAGTAGTGACTATTTGAGCGCAGAACTTTACGGCTAAAACCACAACGATATGATTCCTGACAAACTTATAGACGACCTCGAGCGTATTGGTGTATATGTCATCGACGTGTTTGACGACTATGTGGAGGTGAGCGCAGAGAGTAACGAACACCTTGAATACTACCCCCCTTTCCAAAACGACCCCTACGTCTCACGGGAGTTGCAGGACTTGATGGACGACTATGATTGCTATTTAGAATGGTACAACGCTGGCATTGCCCACATTACTTTGGACTACTAAACCACAACGATATGTACGATTACGACGAATACTTGGACATTCTCCAAGACTACTACAAAGAGGCCGAGAAGTACGGTGGATTTGTGTTGGAAGTAGTAAGCACGATTATTGATTCATTTGTGGAAGACGACTTCCGCACGTTTGAAGATGTGCTAGACGCGGCATACGAAGATGCAATGGACATGCCCAATGGCAAGCAACGCATGTTGTTGACCGCACTGATTGATGAAATGATTACCTACGAAGGATAAAATTAAGATATGAATAAAGGAAATTACGGCGGCTACCTCTTGCGTGTCAATGCAGACATTGAAGATGTCATTGATGTGTTGTACACCGCAGGCGGACGTATGGTTAACGACAAACCTTTTTGGTTGTACGACATCTACGAAATGCAAGGTGTTCATCAATACGAGGTCATTATTGAAGTCGAGGATAGATACATTGACCATGCCGCAGACGCGTTAGAACTGGAAGGAATGGGTGTTATGACAGACGTGTAACAATTCATTTATCTAAACCA